TTTTGCGTCGTAGTGCTCAAACTCTCCACCAGTCCATTCTAATTCCCAACCGTCTAAATTTAATAACTGAATTATACCCTGTTCCCAAACGTGGGTTTGTTCAATTGTCATAAATTAGATTTAATTCGTTTATCATTGATTGGATTCTGGTCGGGTTACACTTGCAGGGATAGTCTACTTTTAGATTTTTTACTCTTGCGTAAATTTCGCTGATCATTCGGTACTCATCATTTTCTAAATATGGTCTCTTTTTCTCACGGAAAGTAGACCACCAATAACGGTCGTTTGTATTCATTTTATTTATTTTTAATCTTTAAAAAATGCTTTTTAGTTTTTTTGTCATATTTTGACCAACTATGATCGGATTGCTTTTGATTACTTGTGATGCAATTGTCTATTTCTGATTTATAAATGTAACCTTTTGTGTATGCTTTAACTTCACTAACTTTCATTATTACCGTTTTTATACATACAAATTCTTGACCTTTTTTTATCTTACTCATTTTCTTTTGATTCTAAAATTGTTTAATTTCTCTTTTCTTTTGTCGCAGTTGCAGTTTGGATTTATCTTTTTAACCAGCCATTTTATGCCAGTGTATTTAAAGACAAGTTCTAAACGGTCGCCTAATCTTAATTCGTCCCAATAATCTTGAAATTCTTTTCTCATTTTATTTATTTTTAAAGGTTTCGTTGTAGTATTGTTCTCCAATTTTTAACGGGGTGTTATAAACATCTGTTTCCATTGCTGTTTCGTAGGCATTAATAATCTGTTGCTTTTCCATTTCAATATACTTGAAATAATAATTTACAAAAGCTTTACCCTCTGCCGTGTTGATGTTGAATAATTGTGGCTGGTCAATTTCTAACTGACTGAACATTTCCTGCATTGCTGTTTTCATTTTAATATTTGATTAATTATTAAAACTCCAAAAGCTGCTATAAGTGATATAATGCATAATTCCCAAAAGTCTATTTTGTTTTTCATTTTATTAAGTTTTTAATTTCGATTGCTACTTCATTCCAGTAATTGCAGATGTCTGTTTCGTTTGCTTTTCTGCTCTTTTCAATATTCCCGTTAATTACATTTTTTATATAATAAGTCGGGTATTTTTTTAATAATAGTATTGCCCTGTCTCTTGGCAAAAATTGCTCATTTAGATTGTACTTCATAATCCTTTCTCTTTTTTATATATTTCTAATAGTTGTTTTGGAGAATTATTATCAAATGATAAATCATTTCTATTCCATAGATCTAAATACCATTCTGCAAATTCAATAGCAAATTCTTCTGCTATTTTTATTAATTTATTAGTATGGTTATATTTTTCTGGCTCATCATTATAGCAATCCCATAATAAAGCGTGCGGTCTTATTTTATCTTCCAATTTCATTTTTTATCTGTTCTTTGATTATTAATACTGTGTTTCGTAAACTCCAATAGGTAATGCCTACTTCTCGGCTCAATTCGCTTATTTGCATTTGCTCAACAAACACCTTTTGAAATATGAATTTAATATAGGTTAGATTTGCTTTTTGCCTTGTGTAACTTTCGATACTATCCAGCTCCTGATTCAATCTATTTAGCCAAGCATCTTTAGCTTCCTTTTTAAGGTAAAAATCCACCTCGCTATACTCTTTTATCTCTTCAGCTATATCTATTGTTAAATCGGTCTTTAAATGCTTTTTGCTCTTTCGTATATCGTCGATATGCATATTTTTTAAAACCACGTACACAAAGTAGAAATTGACTTGGTTTTCGTCAAACATTATGATGTTATCCTTTCGCTGGCTGTAGCTGTATATTTTTAAATACATTTCCTGTACGTAGTCCTCAGCTATATCATTTGAGCATCCAAACGATTTGACATAGTCTAACCATTGTTTGTGCTTTTTTGAAAGAATATCAAGTATGTTTGTCATAAGAAATTAAGTTGTGATTCTTTAATGGTTTGCAATATGCTTTTACCGTTTAAAGCAAAGCCTACATTGTTGTACATTGCTGTTAAAATTATCGGATCATCATACGGTGTCGGAATGCCACCAGTTTCAACTTCTTTAATTTTTCGGATGTGGATCATTGTTTGATTCCAAATTGTCGAATGTCCTACTAACCTATGTATAACTATAAAGTCATCGGCTCTATTTACAAACTTCCCACCGCCCTCAACATCGTTTGCCATTGGCGGCTGAGGAAAGCCAGCGAAAGGGTGTTGTTGATTATAAAGCATCCGTAAAGCTGTTGTGTTTGCGTGTGTGTTTAACCAGATTGAAACTTTGTTTTCTTTGCAAAACATTCTCAATTCCGTACAAGCCTGATAATCGTATTCGTGGCCACCAAGGTTTTTCATCATTTCCGGCTCTTTTGCTAAACTGTTGTACGGGTCTAATAAAATACCATCAAAGTTAAATTCTTTTTTTACTTTGCCAAACATTTCAATCGCTGTGATATATGTGTACATTACAGCGTTATCTACGAACTTAAAATGCTGATTAATGAAATCGGTGTGCGTTTTAAAATTAGAATCAGAAACAAGGTTTATAGGTGTTTCGTCCAAGAACTCAACTAACTTTCTAATCAAAGAATAACTGTCATTTTCAGTTGAGCATATTAACCATTTTTTACCGTGCTTTAAAGAGTAAGCCAGCATCAAATATACTATTGATGTTGTTTTACCTACGTTTGCGTGACCTAATATAATATTGAAATTTGATGGTTTAAAGCGTATGTAGTTATCTATTTCTGGAATGCCTAACCGATAGCCCTCTTTTAGTTTCCCGCTTCTTATATCCTTTAAAATCCCAAGTTGTTGTTTATAGTCTATTAACATTTTGTTTTAGTGATTTAATAATCGGCAGCAATATTAATTTACTGCCGATATATAGTTAATAATTAAAATGGCAGGTCGTCCGATTCATCTTTTGTGGCTTCCCGGTCCGGCATTTGTTGTTGAGCTGTTAAACTTAATGAGTCTACTTTATCAATTCGCCATCCTTGTATGTTTGCGTAATATTTACCCTTCCATTCCGAACCTCTCAAATTTATACTAACTTTTACCAAGTCATCAACTTTAAATTTGTCAAGTAGATTTGTTTTGTCTTGTGTAAATTCAACTGGTATTGACTGAGAAAATTGCTCATCGGTTTGAACTACTAATAATCTTTTTTTAAAATCTTTTGCTCCAATAGTTTCGGTCTCTCCTATTACTATTATTTTTCCGTTTACTTCCATTTTATTTGTTTATTAAATTTTCTAAATCGTTTAATTTTATATCGTTTAAATTTTGCATAAGAAAATCAATTTTTATTTTATCTAATAATGATAAGTTTAAAATATCATTTTCTTCGCAATCTATTTTCATTCTTTTTATAAAAGCATTTATTTCTTTTTGATTTTTTTCTTTACTTCTATAAGAATTATATCTACTTTCTAATTCGTCTAAAATTTCGTCTAATTCGAAATCGTCTAAATCTACATCTACTGAAATACTTGCCATTTTATTTGTTTGTTAATGCCTCTTTTATCTCGGCTGTTAAATTGTATTTAGTTTCAATTATTTTGATGTCGCCACCCTCAGCGATGTATTTTTTTGCTTTTGCAAATGCTTCTGAACTCTGTAATAAATACGGTTTCTCTTTTAGCTCGTTTTTAGGCTCTTTGCCGTGTCCGTTTGTAGCATCAGCATCCTGAGTATCGTCGATTAATAAAAGGTTGCCTAAAGCGTATTTTTTACCATAAGAAGAAGCCGAACCATATCTTTGAGGCATCGCCATTCCTTTTTGCTCTAAATCAATTCCTACTATCGCCTGACTGTCTATTGAGCTTGTGCTTTCGCAATCGTAAACAGTAGCGACTGAACTCATAATTGGCGGGTTTGCGTTTATTAATTGCTCGTTAATTGTAAAAAACACTTTGTACTTTTCATTAATTGGCTTTAATGCTTCCAGTATATCTTCAGCACTTCGATACTTGTACTTCCCAAATGAATTAAATTTGCTCTTTTCGGCTTTAAATTCGATTTGTATTCTGCTTAATTTTTCTTGTAATTCCATTTTTATTTATTTTTATATTTAATTATTGCTACTATTTGCTTTCCGTCGTTTAAGATGTCTACATCTAAAATTTCTTTATATTCATTTTCTATTTCAAATATTTTATTATTAATTTTAAATTCAAAGTCAGTATAACTATCGTTGTGATATTTAATTATAATTTCTACTCTCATTTTTATTTGTTTTTAAGTGTGTAATTAAAATTATTCATAAATTGATAATAATGCGCCATTCCGTTGGATACTACTTCAGCATCGTGTACTTCAATGTTCATCATTAGTCTTTCGTTTTCATCCATTAGTCTGGAATTTTCAAGCCTTAAAGCTTCGTTTGACTGACTTAAATAGTTTACTAAGTCTTTGGTTGCCCAATTTTCATTTTGTTTGCTCATTTTGTTTTTGTTTTAGTGATTAAATATTAATTAAGATTCTAAGGATAAAATAGGATGCTATTATAAGCCCAATTTTGATTTGTGTTTTTGCTTTCATTTTAGCGTTTTAGTGATTAATAAAGTCCAAAGATATAATAAAATTTTTAATAAACAAGATAAAAGTAAATTATTTTTAAAAAAAAATCCCGACCATTACTGGCAGGGACTTTTCGGGGTTCACTAAAACCTTAAATAAATAAATTATGAAAGGACAAATATACTACTTTATTTCTTTTATCAGTATATCATATTTTAATTTTTTTGCAATTAATTCTGCCTTAGTGAATTTGTAATCTCTTTTACTATCTGATTCGCTTTCTAATTGCTCTACAAACTCAATTCCATAACGTTTAATCAAACCTTTTCTATATTCTAATAAATTACCTGCAAGGAACTTATTACAGTGCGTATTGCATTGTTTATGGCAATTCCTTTCATCAAACATTAATCCTGAATATTTCCCTGCAGAAAAGTAATGACCTCCAGCCCAATCGGTCGCTTTCATATTTCCGCAACTAATACACGGAAGTGAAACATCACGCATTCTAATCCACTTTTGAAAGCTCTTTTTAGCTTCAGCTTCATATTGTCCCAGTGTTTTAAGTTTGTCCTTTAAAATAGCTTTTTCTGCCTTCCAGTCTTTTAGCTCTTTTTGTAATTTTAAATTTTTAGAGTGGATTATAGCACACTTATATCCGCAGGCTGTTTGTGCGAACTGGATCGGGGTGAACAACTCTTGACAAACTTTACACTTTTTTTGTTTCATTACATTTTATCATTAAATGTGTGTCTTACTATGCTGTCTATTTTCTTTGTCATATCGTGGAAGTAAGTGCTCTTTTGAACGGTGTAAGTATCTGCCACGTCGTTATTCATTTGTTCACATAAACCTATTAAATCGGCTTTAAACTTTACCATTTTAGCTGAAGTAGGTTTAAGTACGTCCAAGCTTTCTAATAGTAGTTGACTTAAGCAATATAGCTTGTGTATTTCGGTGTTTTTCTTTTTACTCATTTTTATAAAAGTTAATTGTTTTAGTGATATAATTTTTTTGTTCGTCTGTTAGATTTTCGCCTGTTTCTTTGTTTGATTTGTGCATTAGATTCGAAAGAGCGAAAATATTAATTCCATCTTTGTTTTTAGCTTTCTCTTTGATTTCTAATTTTGAAAGAGTATTGAAATCTATCTGGCTGTAAAAGTCATATAAAGATAAAATGTATTCATAATTTGTTTCCATATTTTATTTTTCAAATTATCTACATTCATTTTCTTTCACGACATTAGTACTCCATCCGCTTTCACGTTGAACTCCATTACATTCGTTTATAGTTATGTATTTATACATTTTTGTTGTGCCTACGTTACCATTTCCAGCAACTACATTCAATGTAAAAATTTGAACAACTCTATTGCAATTGCAGTCTTTTTTTTGCTCTTCTTTTTTTATTTCATCTGCTGAACAACTTATCATTGTTGCAAATAGTACGGATATTAATGCTAATTTTTTCATCTTATTTTTTTTAAATTGATTTTATAATTCGTCGTGCTTCTGCATCTGATTTTGTTGCTCTGATTCTTTGTATAATTTCGGAGTTGCATAGTTGTTCTTGTTGCCATTTAGCACCATTTATAAAAGCATCTCTACGTAATCCTCCATACATTGGATACAATTTGTCTGAATATGTTCTTTTAGCAGCTTCTTCAAGTGTTTCTTGTTTAGGTTCTTCAATCCTTTTACATTCTTTTGTCAAATAACCTAAACATTCATCTGTACATTCACATTCTTGTGTAGGTTCTTCTTTTGAAATAATTGTATATAAACCCTCTATTGGACATCTTAATACTTCAACTTCATCACAACTTGGATTTTTCACAAACCATTCTAAGAACTCATCATCAATAGCTTGTATGCCAATCAAATCTTGGTCTGTTGTTAGGATGATTTTTTTAAAAACCGTATCTTTATTTATGAGTTTGCTTTGAGAGTACTCTTTGTTTGTTAAAACATCAAGACATTTTTTACCTAAATGTTTGTGTAGTCTATTTCCGTGAATATAATAATCTCCTTCTTTAATTTCTTCATCAGAAGTGATGTTGATGTTTATATTGATGGTATTTCCAAAAAATGAATATCTTTTCGGTATCTCTACTAATAATAACTTTTCTCCATTTCTTACCAATCTACTTGGTTTATCTGTTGGTAATATGTGTATGTTTTTCATAGTGATTTTTTTAGTTTTAAAAAGTCTTTGTTGTTCTCCCACCATTTAGCGTTTATAGCTTTTATCTTTTCTTTGTTATTAGCTCGGTATTCACGCATATAAGCTGCGTGCTCTTCTGGTGTCTTTGTTCTTTTATAAATACCCATTACAAAATGTTTTTTTCTTCAAACCCTAATATTTTATAAACGAACTGACCGCAGTCAAATTTGATTAAAGCGTAATGATTTTCTTTTTTTAAAACAACTCCAATAAGGTTGTTTATTTTTAATTTACTTCCGATTTTAATTTGTTTCATAATTTATTTTTTAGTGATTAATTTTGACAAAGATATAATAAAACTTTTAATAAACAAGATAATTTATTATTTATTTTCGTAAATGTTTCCTATTACTTCATAAATGTAATTCCAATGCTTTCTTAACTTAATGTAACTACTTCCGTAATCCATAACAAAAGCAAAAACTTCTTCGCTAAAAACTATCGTATGAGTGGTTGACATTCTTTTCCCTGTCCAGTTACCTACGCCCCTATCATAATTAACTATATCTCCTTCATAAATTTCTTTTCCATTTTTGTCTTTTAAACCTGTAAATTGCATTAATTCATAGTGTTCTAAATCAAAATCCAATAATGGAATAGATGAAATTTTCCGCCAGTTATGTGTTTCTTTTGAAATTTTATCAAACACTCTAAATTTTATTTCTCTTTTCATATTTATTTATTTTAAATTATTATTTAATTATATACTACTTTGAAGATTAGAGCTGGTGAGTAAACAGAGGAAGCCTAAGGGAATAACTGATTTCTCGTTAATCCAGAAATGATAATTTTTCAATCATTCCTTTTTCTTCTGTTTTGAATTCTACTTAGTTAGACCGTCGCAGTTTCGTTACAGTTGCACCATTAGAAGCCCATTTTAGTGCTTTAGAAGTAAGTTAAATTGTTGTAATTTTCCCCTTAAATGCTTACTTCGATTGTTTTTAGGAAACAAAAAACCCTTAATCAAAGGGCTAGACTATCTTTGTTAAGGGTTGTTTTTGGTCAAAAAAGGCAAATCAAAAAGGCAACCTAAATCAATAGGTGTCTAGCCTAATTGAATGACAAATATAAAAACTATTTTCTAATATTTAATACTTTTTTTAATTTATTTTTTAAAATAATTAGAAAAGCATTTAAAGGCTGTTTAACAAACGATAAAATATAGAGTATATCAATATACCAAAAGTTCATTATATCGTCTTAAATCAATTAAAAAGACTATCTACTAATCTTATGGGCAAACATTTTTATAATTGTGCTTGGTTTTATAAATCTACAAATGAATCTTAACCACTTGCCAGCGTTTGTGGTTGCTTCGCTTTGTGAGTATTCTGTAGCTGCAGCGTCTAATACATTTTTAATCGGTTCTGGGATGTTGTCTAAGTTTGGCATATCTAATGTTTTATTTAAAATTTTCATAAGTTGTTTTTCCGTTTATTTTTTTTGCTTTTAATATTTGCTTTCTGTTTTTGCCGTTGGTATATGAAACGTGAATCCAGTCTGGCTGTTTGTCATTACCAAACTCCCAAATCATCTGATCGAATTCTAAATTCTTTTTAATGAAATCAAAAATATCTTTATTCGTTGGTTTGCCTTTTGGATCCATATCGATATCCATAGCTTGTCCTGAACAGTGTTGACTTGTTATAGATCCCTTAATGGCTTGATTAAGGTTTAAACCTCTATACATACTACTCACGTAAATTGGTGTCTTAAAATGCTCTCTAATAGGCTCAAATACCTTTTCAGCTAATAGTTGCATATTTTCAATTATAGACTGGTTAGGGTTGTTGTTTACTATTCCGAGCCTATCAGCCGTTGCACTCCTTGTGCATTCCTCTAAAGTTAAATGTTTACTTATTTTCATCGTTCTTTTTTGTTAAAAGTTTATAAATCATAATTCCAGTGTATAGTATCGAAAGAGCCAGCAATACTATTTTCATTGTGTTTTCTAAATTGGTAAAAGATAGTCCAAAAATTGTCCCGTTTACTGCTAATACTTCTATGTTTTTTGCGTTCATTTTTAATTGTTATAAACCAGCGAATCCGTGCGCTGGATTGTTAGGGAAAATTCTATAAAGTCCAAAATCTATTCTTCTATCAGCCATTAAATCGTAAGCATAACCATCGTGGTAAATAGGCTCCGTAAGCAACTCACCATCATCGTCAAATGTGGCGGGTATACTTACGACTTTGCCTATTTCCACAACAGCGTGAGTTCCTTTTAAATAATTAAATTCTTCATCAATTATTTTTTTATCTATTAAATCAGCAATAGCTGTTTGTTTGTCGGGGTAGTTTAGTTTGAATATCATTTTATAAAGTTGTTAAATTTATACATTCTGTATCTGTTAAAGGAGCAGGAAACAACATTGTACTATTTATTGACTTTGGAACATCAGTACCTAACAAAGATAGGTTTTGCATTGCTGTTATACCAAAAGACGTTGCTGTTACTACCTTAACACCGTTTTGAAAAATATCTGCAGTTGTTCCATTCCATTTAATCGCTATTTTAACCGTATCTGTTGTTGTTGTAAAAATATTTGTTTGAGCAAAAGATATAACTTTAACAACGGTCAATCTTAAATTTAAATTAGCGTCTGTATGCTTTATAGAAAATCCATTTGTTAATGTTGAAGTGTCAATACTTATAGATGGTGTTGATGCATCTCTTTTCAAAGGTATATTATTTCTCAAATGAATAAACCAAGTACCCCCTGCGCTTGTAATTAGATTGTTTGTGAAAAGGTTTGCTCTTGTTAATGAATCTGAATTTCTTGTCTGAGCACTTCCAAGAGTTGGTATGTAAGAAGTAGGATAACTTCCTGTTTCTAACTGTCCTTTTGTAACACTTCCCGTAACTGTTAAAAGTAAACTTCCCGTCGTAGGTGTGAAAGTCAAAGTAACTCTATTGTTTACTCCTGTACCTACTAAAGAACCTGTAAAAGTACCACTAAATGTTATGGTTCCTGTTCCGTAAAATGAAACAGTACAAGCTACACCAGTTGTTGAAATTGTTTGCGTTACAACTGTTTCACTATTTAACAGTCTATTCATTCTTTGAGGTTCAATTAAAATAGCAGGGCAACCGCCTACTGTATCATAGTTTAATCTCGGCTCGTTTACGGCTACATTTTCAACTAATCCTAAACTATTAACCCTTGTGGCTGTTGTACCTCTTACAACCGTTAAATCAGCATTACCGTCTGAAGGAATAACCGAGTAAAGTTTGCCAACCTTTTCAGCATTCGGTGTTATAATTAAACTTGCTTTGTCTAATAAACTCATTATATATTGTTTAAGTTAGTTAATAATGTATTTAAACAGTCCTCGGCTTCAAACGAACCGCCATCAGTTGCTACTCTTGTTTTAAAGTTTGTTATAATTGTAGGAACTGGCGAGCCTATTATATCCGTTTCCCCTGCATAACTTGAAAAGTAAATAGAACCCCAATTTATTATATTGTTAATAGCACCTTGCCCCCAACCTATTGCGTTGTTGACTGCTCCTTGTCCCCATCCTATGTTATTTGGCATTTTCTTTTTGTTTTAAATATTGTTCCATCTTTTCTATATTTTTTGCCTTTACATTGTACGTCAATTCTTTTGGCTCTTTTGGTTTTTCCTTTTCCATAGCTATAATACCCATCCTGTTGGGTTTGGTTTTTGGTCGGGATACATATCACTATTTGAATTTGTCCAATATTCTGGAAACATAGAACTCGCATTAATAGCCATATAGTCAACAAATCGTTTAGCGTAAAAGTCTGAAAACGTACGGTGTTTTTGAACTAAAATATCAAGTTCATCTTTTGAAACGTTTTCGCTATTTTCTGAACGGTGTTTGAATACCCCACCGTTACGAACTTGGTAATTTGCGAAAGGTAAATAGTCCACCATTGCAAAATGAATTAACATAGGTTGAACGTAATCAACAACTAAATTCAAATAGTTACCCGTCAAAGTTGAACCGTCTATTTTGTTTGTGATAGCGTCGTATAATTTCGTGCCTAAATAGTTCTGAACGTGCATCTGTTGAGCTATCTTTATAAACTGAATAAATAAGTCAGTATCTACATTACCGTTTAAGATAGTGTTTGCTTTTAGGTCTTTTGGTGTAATAAATAGTGTTGTCATAATTACATATCGTGAGGCGCTACATACGCTTTAGGGTTATTAGTTGGTGCTATCTCTCCTGCTCTTCTTACATCCGCTGGACTTGATGGTTGTGCTGCTGTATTTTTACCGCTTCCAATTTTACGATACATTTCACGTACCCAAAAATGTTTACAAGTTCCAAAAGGAAATGCATCGCTTAACTTGCCACCGCCTTTCCAAAGGAATATATCATAAGGTTGGTCTGGGTTTGGATTCATACCAAAGCCCGGATTAACATTTTGGCTACTCATTAATTGTATATCTTCTTTTCTATATAGTTTATTAGCCCCCATCATTTTTTTACAAAATTGTCTTTCTGGACTTGCATTACCGCTGTATCTATATCGAGTAATATATAATTTTGTGTCTTGTTCTGAAACGCTTTTAGTCCTTGCAACTCCAGTCGATACTTCAGCTAAAAATGTAGCATTCATCTTTTCTGTTTGTGCGTCTAATTCTGTTTCTGTTTCGTAGTTTACGGGTTCAGCACTTACTAATTCCCATTCATTTAAATCTATTTCCTCTCCATATTCTGAAAGGTCAATAGTATGCTCACTTAAATTAGCTGTAGGTTGTGTTTCTGCTGGTGTTTGTGGCAAATTAGCAGCTTTTAGTCCTACCAAAGCCCTGATTTCATCCCCTGTCATTGATTCTAATACCTTATTTGCAACTAAAGGACTTAATGAATTTATACCGTCAATTATACTATCAGTCTTTTCGGTTAAAGTAAGGTCGTTATTTACGTCTAACGGTTGTAATTCTTCAAAATATAGGTTTAAACTAATGTCATTAAAAGCCAAAATCTTGTCAAATTCCTTTAAAATTAGATTTTGAAATGGTTTAATAACTGTATTTTGCATTAAAATAGTTGCAGTTTGCAATTCATCAGCATTGTTACCGAAACCGCTGTTATCTTTAACACCTAAAAGCATAGGCGAAATCACTCGGTGTCCTACCATAATTTTACGCATACTTTCATCGCTTAAAAATTGGTATTGATTGTGTGCGTCTGAAAGTTGAACGGGTGTTATAGTTGCTGCTGTATTCGCTCCATCGCTAAAATTTAAAATAAACTTTCCTGAGTTTGAAGTGCCACTAAATTTATTTTGAATACTTCGCTCTATATCTCTTTGTTCGTCCTCGGTCGGTGTTCCGTTTAAAAAATTAATAAGCATTGATGGCGCCATTCCATTCAAAATGTTGTTTAAATGAAAATTGCTTATTTGCTCCTCGAGCTCACAGTATTGCAAACATCCAGTATAGTCAACTGGACTATAAAAGTAAAAACCAGTTTTGTAAGGTTTGATGAAAAGTATTTCTTCGCCACCGTTACCAAATCCAAAAGCGGGTATTTCTAACGGTTTCTTTTGTCTGTTTATCTTTGTCCAATCCTCAGCATAAAAATAAGCTTCTACATCTCCATCGTCGTTACATTTACCACTTCTTAAAGTTTCAACTGGGAAATGGTTACACTCAACTATACGAGTTTTGTCGATTGAATAAACAACCTGTACCGCACATTGTCCCATTGCCTTTAAATCATAACACAAACGTTCCGTTGTATCGTCATCAAACAATAACATAGCTTGTGCATATTCTTCTGGCTTTAAAAGTTTATCGGTTGCATCAATACCCTTGCCGAAAATCATTTGACTTATACCGTTTACAATTGCGTTGTTTGTAGGTGATCCGTTTATACGGTCTTGCAAGTAGCCAAAATAGTTATTATCTTCTCCGTAGTTTACCCATTCTTGGTTTCTTACTTCAACTACTTTCGGGCTTGTGTAGGTTGCTAAATTTACAACTCCAATTCCACCCATCTTTTTAGGCTCTACCTTATTTATTTTCTTTCTCATATTTTATAGTAATTGTTGTCGATATTTGGCAACGTATAATCTCCATTGTTGATTGAATAGCTGTTTTTAGGCTGATTTGTGACAAAAACTCTGTCTTTGTATATAATAACACCACTAACGTTAAAATAAGCCTTTAAAACGTAAAAAGTATTTTGTTTTAAAAAAGATAAATCATTACTACTTAAATAATAAATATCGTTTATAGAAGTTCGTGTAGTTGCTGTTTTGGTTACTACTTCTTTTGTCGTTTCATTTGTAAATTCCAAACGAATACTATTACCAATTAAATCCGTTTGACTTATTGGAATAATTGGAAATGTTTGATTTGCTGATGTTGTTAATATTATCATATCATTATAACGCTAACTTATTTATTTTTGTAAAAAAAAAGCACCCATAAAATGAGTGCTTAAATCCGACCAAGTTTCCTTAATCCATTTTTTTGTTATGCGGGGGTTATTTGTGTAGGTGTTGCTCCTCCAGCTATTTTAGCAGTTACCAAAGTAGAAGTTACAAATTGTGCCATTAAAGGCTCTTGTCCTGTAATAGTCAAAGAATAACCATTAAGGTCTCCTAAAGCCACTCCAGTAGATATACTTCCGTTAACATCGCATCCTCTGGTCATACCTACTGAAAGGTAGTTTCCATTGTTATCTTGTACAAACACGTGAGGTCTTGTTGCTATAACTTTTGCTAATTCCACTTGTGTAAGTGCATCTAATTTTGTCAAAACCAAAGTAAGGGTTTGTTCAAAAAAAGTAGTTCCATTATCATTACTTGAAGTAATAGTTTGTTCCAATCCCGAAGCACTTTTCACATCGTATTGAAAGAGGGTATAAGTAGTCCCGCTAAATGCAGTTACTAAACCCGCTGTTATTGTAGCTGTTCCCAAAGTTCCGTAGTCTGCAAAGAATACTTTTTGTACCCCCCCGACTGCGTCTTTGCACGCTAATTTCCGACCCGTAGACATAAGACAAGGCATAAGAATATTTTTTTAAGTTATTGATAATTAAATAGTTAATAAAAAAGGGCTACCTAAATAGCCCTTATTAAATTTATGCTATTCCGTAAGTTACTGAGTCAGCTCCGATTCCAACTTGCAAACCTCTTGAGAAACGTGCAATGAAACGAACGTTTTTAGAACCGTCGATGTCTGCCATATCAATTGTTTTAACCACGTTAGCATCGTCAGCTAATCCAAATCCAACAAACAAGTTGGAAATTTGAGCAGCTACCATTGTGTTAGCAGGTAAACCATTTGCAACGAATACAGGAATACCGTCGAAAGTTAATTCTTGACCGTTGTACCATTGTGTACCTAATCCTTGTACACCATTGTTAGAAGTAGCAGCTACTGAGAAACCGCCTAAAGCACGAACATAAGCCTTGGCTACCCCTTGTGATACAAAGATTCTTAAGTCTTCTGTTCCGTAAAGTGGAGCAGGAATAAGGTCTACAACACGACCCATTTCAGTTATAACGTTAGAAGCTGTAATAGTCAAAGGAGTTCCAACTACTTGTGCTCCGTCAGTTTTCAAAAGTTTACCTAATCCGTTTGTAGCATTCCAAAGGAAAGTCTCAGTATCCAATGCAATATCTTTTAAAACTTTAGCAATAAAGAAATCTGAGAAAGTTGCAGGTAAAACATCAAAATTTGAATAACCCATTTCGGCAGCATTCCAATCGGCTTCAAATGGAGTCTTGCACAAGCTCAAATTTACTTGCTTTTCACTCACTTGAAGTACCTTGTCTGAAAGTGTTACTACACCTGTATCAGTAAAATCACAAGTTGCATCTTGAACAAGTCCAGATATAACCGCTTTTTTTACAGTAGTTTTAAATTTTACGTTTGGAATAACTGTTACTCCGTTGTTTGCAATTGTGTTTGCACTTAATACCGCAGCAGCGATATACTTACCAGCGAACTCGCCAGCGTAATTAGATGTAATTGTTGGTTGTAAAGGCATTGTTTTTAATTTTTAATTATTAATATTATTTTGATAGCATTGCCATAATGCGTGATTCAGTTCCTGAGACGTTAGCTTTAGTATTTTGTTTGCCAAGGTTAACTGTCTTTTCAGTTGGTTTGTGAGTAGTTGGTTTTGTAGCACTAACACTTGAAAGGGTTGCTTTCATTTCTGTTTGCATACCACTCAAAGCGTCTAATTTAGCTTGTAGTTCATCAATTTTAGGCTGTACGGCTTCCATTACCAAAGCAATAACTTCTTCGATTGTAGGGGGTACTTCAGCTAATTCTTCAACTACTACTTCTTCAACTGTTTCTTCTACTTTTTCAGTTGCTAATTCTTCTTCAACTACTTCAGTTTCTTGACTTGCAACCTCTCCGATAATTCCAATTTCAGTAACGTAAAGTTTAGAGCCATCTGCCATAACGTATTCCCCAATTTCCAAAGGCTCTTTAACTTCGCCATTGATTGCGAAAATAGGATCACCTACTGCAAAGCTGTCTGATTCTACAACGGTACCATTCTCTAATGTTTGTTGTTCCAATTTAACCTTAATGTTTAGCAAGGCTGTAATTCTGTTTAGTAAATCTGTATTTTTCATTTTTTAAATTTTGAATTTATAATATAACGAAAGCCTGTTTTTTTTTGCATTTTTGATTTTACCAAGCTGTTATTTATGATTAAATGTTATTGTTTAATTATAAACTCTTATTTCTATTGGGGTGTTGTATAATATACCATCAGCAACAATATCATAATCAGATTCAGTAAATAGGTTCATAGTATTTAGGTCTTCGTTATTATTTAATAACGCCCTAAGAGTTGAACCATTTATTCCAAAATCAAGACATTTGGTATTCCAAGTTTTACCTGTAATAAATGCATTATTCGAATATAAAAGATATTGACCAACTCCACTATAACTAAACCACACATTTCCAATAGTATTCTCTAATATAGTTACTACTGGAGCACCTAAGTTTATATCAAAAATAGTATCAACATCTAAATCAGTATAAGATATATCTTGAGTTAAAACAAAATATGTACCTTCATTACTATTTGGTGCTCCTATAAAACTATAATCTGTATTATTTGGATTTGCAGTTATTAAAACTGTTGTTCCTTGTGCAGCACTAGTTAAATCACCATCACCATTTCCCCATAATCCAAGAGAATTATCCCCACCACTCTGTGTTAATAAAGCTGTATATACTTTATATGGTCTTATTTCGCTTAATTGCGATACTTTTACCTTTTTGGTTATTCCACCATTTACAATCGGCAATACGTCATTTTGGTCTACTACCGATACTAAGTCTAATTCTGATATTTTGCTGTTCATTCTTTTAAAATTTTGTCGTTGTTTTCTTGTAATAATTGAAATCCGTCTTCTTTAAGTAAAAAGTAAGTTTGTCCGTAAATGTTGCCTATTCCCTGAGCTTGTAATGAGCCATCGCAACATTTCTTACTATACGTTCCGTCTGGACACAAACACCCTCTACCGCCACCTTTTGGACTTGTATAGCTTGGTGTCTTAAATGCGTTATTTCTGTTTTGCATTTTGAATCATTTGTTTAATTTCTAATAGTTTTAAACCCGCTTCTATTTGTTCATCTGTATCGTCAATTTTTGACAAAGGTAGTTTGGCTTTATCAGCAAAATAACCCTCAATTGAAAAGCCTTTTACTTTTCCTGTTTTAATGTAGTCTTTCCATATTACTTCGTTTTCGACTTTGATTGTTCCCATCCACGTACCAACTGGCACGTTTAAATTATACAAATTAGATTTGTCCTTTTCGGTGTCTTCAACTATCCAACTTTCTACAACGGTTAAACCTTTGATTGATTCCTGATGTTCAAAAGTAGCGTTGCTTTGATTACCGTTTTGAAAAAACATTTCCATACATTTACGTATCGTGTCTTGTGAAAAATAAATATAATACTCTCCGTTTTCGTCATCACGTCTGTATATAGGTTTGTCGGGTACTAACATAGCACCCATAATGATTTTCTTTTCTTTGTCTACTTCGGCAAAGTGATATTCTTTCGGTTGTTCATTTAGAGCAATCCAATTTTCCTCAATGGCAGGGTTTTCTACAATACTGATAGCATCAATACCCGAAAGCTCCATTTGTTCGTCTATTATTAATTCGATTAATTTCATAACTTTATAACGTGTTTAATTTTTATTTTGTTTATCCTATTGATGCGCTTGTAACTATACTTCTATTCAATCCCTGCTGTGTTGTAACATCATTAGCCACGACATAAGTTCTGATAGGCTGTTGCCCTTGTTGTGCTATTGTTTCTGCTATTGCGTTTGTTCTCGACGCTCCTACTACGTTAACGTTAGGTGCCATTGATGCAGGTGTAGGTATTGACGCAGGTGTGGGAACGCTACTACTTCCAGCGCTCACACCCGAACCGCTTAACGCTTTTTTTGCTCTTGCTACATTTGATAAAATTTGAACTACACCACTTGCGTAAAAGATAGGTTTTGCAAAAGGATAAGCTGGTCCAGTAGCAACCGCCGCCGCTTCCGAACCTGCCATTAATTTAGAAAAGGCTGAGGCTGTATCTATTCCAATCTGTGCAAGTGTCAATCCTTTTGAAATGGCTTGCGCTTTTTTGCCCTCGCCAAACATTATAGAAGTAAGTGAATTTAAAGCATCAAAACCAGCTTGTAATAATATTTGTTTTGATTCTTCTCTTGCTTTAACACTTTGAACTTCTTCTGCATCGATTTGTTTAGCTGTGTCTTTTGATTGTTTTTTAATGTTATTTTTTTGACTTTCAGTTAAAGTTAAATCTTCCAAAAGGATTCTTTCTCTTTCTAAATTTGCTAATCTTTTATCTTCAAAACTCATTGATTCATTTGCAAGGTCTTGTTCTAATATAGCAATTCTTTCTGCGTCTGCCTTTTCTTTTTCTGTTTTAGTTATTAAAGCTAAATTCGCTTCGTGTTGTTGATTTAATGAAGTTAAGTCTAAATTATTGGCTTCTAAAACTGCTTTCTTTTCTTCGTATTCTCTTTGCTCTTTTTGTGCGGGTGTTTCTTTTGATTTATTTATTTCATCTAAAATAGCAATCGCTTGTTTAGCCGAGTCCATTTCTTTAGCAAGTTTCTCTTCTTCTATTTTCTTTAATGCTTCGGCTTCGGCTTTTGCTTTTGCTATTCTTTCTTGTTTGGCTTTTTCATCAATAGCCGCTTGTTTTTCTTGTGATGCCTTTCTTGCTTCCGCTCTTTTATCCGCTTCGTCTTTTTCTGTTTTAGTTAATTCTTTACTACCTTGCGTAAATCTTTTTATAGATTCATCATAATTTTTGCCAAAGTCATTAACTGAACTTTTAGCATCTTGCCACGCTCCAGAAAAATCACCGCTTATTAATTTACCTATCGCAGAACCTATTTTACCCAAAGATTGAAAGACTGCCGTAACGCTCGAATAAACAACTCCAAAAGCTTTTGAAACCATAGGCAACGCACTAACTGCCAAATCAACTAAAGTATTAAATAAAGGCTCTACTGCCCTGAATACACCTTGAAAGATTTTACCAACCCCATCTAATAAAGGTTGTAGCTTTTTCATCGCTCCTTCATTATTTGAAAATGCAACAGCTAATCCACCTAATAAAGAAACTATTAAACCTATTCCCGTAGCCTTTAAAGCACCGCCAAAAGATTGTGTCGCTACCTTTGCTTTGTTTATTGAAGCTCCAACCATACCTAATGGTCCACCAGCTTGTTCTAAACTATCTACCCAATCGCTTGAAGTGTTTTTAGCAGACTTTAATTTGTCTTCTAAGTCATCAATATCGTTATATAGTTTTTTAAATTCAGCACTTCCAACCGCTGTATTTTTTAATTCTCTTTTAAGTTGTTTTAAACCTGCTATTGACTGCTCAACTTCAACACCATTTCCAGCTTTTGAAAATATCTTTTGAGCATCCAAAGCATCTTGTGCTGTATTATCAAAAGCATCGCCTAATTTGTTAACGTCTGAAACCGCTTTTGATGTTTCAATTTTTAATTTCACTTCTACTTCTTGTGCCATAATGCTTTTGTTAATGGTTTAAATGCTTCTTTAAATGTTTCGGGCAACTTATTTTTACCTCTTGCTATTGCTACTCTTTCACTATCGCTTTTTAGGTCTAATTTTAGGCAGTCTATTATTTGTTTTATCATTGTCTTTGGTCTGTTAATAGTTCGAATTGTACCTCTCCAGTTGTTAGGTCTGTTGTCATTGTATTGATAATGTATTTCGTGTCTCTTATTATGATACTATCGTTTAATTTAAGCGTAGTTAATATAGAGGTCGGCAGTATTGTACTAATCTTTATCAATCGTGCTTTAAAATTAAAAATATTGGCAAAATAATTTGAATAATACATTTGATATAAACCATTAAACACTACCTCATTTGTCAAAGTTGATTGCTGTTCGTTGAAATTCAAACTATACGTTTGCCCTGACACCAATGTCTCTTGTCCGAAAGCGTGATATTGTGTGTATTCTAACCCGCTGCCCGTTGGATCCGTACTAAAATGAAACTTAGGAACCGTTGTAGTACCACTTTGTTTATAAGCGTATAGGATTACTGGCTTTGGAATATATGGTTTCAAGTCTGTTTTCAAAGCATAACCAACTTGTAATAATCCCGTTAAATTTTGAAAGCCTAAATTTTCAAAAGGTAGTTTTATAGAATACTCCTCTCCATCGTTTCCTGTACTGTAAGACAAAGAACCATACTCAATCCCTGCATTTGAATTGAAACTAACGTTTGTTATTGATTCGCTTTTTTCGTAATCGAAGTTTATTTTTTTATAGCTTTTTACTCTATTAAGATTCTTTTTATCCTGAATTACATACTTTGTCAAATCAACATCAACACCAGCGTTATAGTAGTCGTCTAACGGCTCTATTGTGTAATTTATTCCGTCTTGAGTAAAACAAGTCAAATTGAACATTTTTAAAATACCGCTAAAAAAGTCCTCGATTTTCATTTCGGGAAAGTAAGAAGCTACCGATAAAATAGTAGTTGTTGTTTGTGCTGTCGTTTGGTTTACAAAAGACGTATCGGTTGTTATAACACCAGCATACTCATAAATCGTTGTTAAATTTAAAGAACTTGTAAAGGTTAAAGCGGCTTCGGTGCTAATGTAAAATTCATAATCGTAAGGCTCTGAAACTACATCATAAATTTCGTATATAGTAACGCTCTGCGTACCTACTATTGAAACAAAATCTACCTTTACAAATTGCAATCCACTTCTAAATAGATATAAAGAATAGTTTACACCTGCAACTGTATTTGTAACGTTCATTGTTACTGTCCTTGTTGAGCTATCGTGTGGCGGTAATATATTAGTAATTTTTAAAATATCCGTTGTTAAATTAAAATTCATCCCTACAGTCGTTCCACCTGTTTGGGTTTGATAATTTATTTTAAGCAATTGCCCTTTTGGTTTGAATAGCTCTGCATTTTTCATCCACAAATAAGCGTTCTCGAATTTATCATCAACTTCAAATAAAGTATTGAAATTTATCCCGAATTGACTTTCAATCATATTTAAAACTCGACCTACTCTAATGGCTGGGAATAAATCGTTATATCTTATTGGATGACTGTTTTTGCTAATATCATAACTTGCGTGTACGGTGTCGTATTCCCAATAATTCAAAGAACTAATCAAAGGAAACATCACATCTTGAGCGGGTACATTTTGTGTTACTTTATCCTTTACAATCGTAGCACTATAATTGAAATCATAGGCAGTCGATGTAAGGTCTTTTAAAAACAATCCTGCAAACTTGTCTTTTAGATTTCCTAATAAGCCAATAAAAGTAATTGAGTAATCCTGAGGTTGCCCATCAACTATGTTTGCGCTCTCTAATTGTATTTTACCTTTTCTAAATAGTATGGTGTCTATTTCGATATATGCCAAAGACTTTACCAAAGTAGGGAAAGGATTGTCATTTGAATTGTCGTACCAATGCCTAAATATTTTATTATTTTGTTTTGATGCTGGTACAGTAAAAGTCTGACTAAAATCTGTATAAGTTTTTGATATGTCGTTAATATTCTGAATAGAACTAACAACGGATATTTTTTCATCATAAAATAAATCTATTCGGTTGTAATCTAAAGTTTCCGAATCTTGGATATATATTCCGACTGTTATCATACAACATTATTTATTAAATTATATGCATATTCAAACTCAATTTCGTAATTAATCATTTTAGTTTTCAATATGTTTTTGAAAGTCATAGATTTGTTTTTAATCAAAACTGGTTTGCTATCTAATAATATTGTTTCACTAAACAATAAGTCTTTCAGAATAATATTCATAGTTTCATCAACCCATCCAGTATTGCATTTGATACTGTCATTTCCATTTGTGTTAAATGATTTCTTTTGACCTTTCAAATAATTATAATTATAGTCTTGTGTCAAATTATAAACTGTATTTGTCATTGTACTGCTCTCCTCTTTTGCCTTCATAAAATACACATTTTCCCAACCTCCACTTTTAGAAATGAACGAACATAGACTTGGAGTGTATTTACATTCCTCATCTGCATCTATTACTCTTGACCATAACAAAGTACTATCTCTATACAATCCAACTGTATAAGGAAATAATGAATCCCAATATGGTGATTGCAAAAATATCTTTTTGTTAATTGGCGTTGTTTCTGCAGGTGTTATATCAATACTATTTGTCGCAACTCCATCTGTATATTTAACAGTGTAAGTAACTCCAGAAGTTTTATGTAATAACACATCTATATAAGAACCTAATTGACTTAATGTTTTATTTGGATTTAAAGCATTTATGGTTATTGATGAAGATGCTAAAATAGTTCCATTTGAAGCTAAATAAAATTGATTTATAAATGGACTATAATTTATTATTTGAGTTATTGGCTCATACGCATAAGTGTTATCTGTTTTTAATATCAAGTCAGAAGTCAAAGGAATAGCATCAACATTCAAATAAGCATTCATTCCATTTGTATAATCTGTATAGCCATTCACACAATAATAAACAATACTTGAACCTACTGGTGATTCTACACTTGAAACCGTAGCATATTTTTGTAATGCAACGTAGCAAAGCAAATTTGTGTTTTCTGTTGCAGTTGTATAGTCTGGATTGATAGGTGTTAAATATTCCAAAATAAAATTACTCACGTTGTAATAAGTTGCCCTATTTGATGTAGAAGCTATATTTTTTGAAAAGGTATAACTTTTTTGTAAAACGTTAGAAGTGTTGTATATGTTTAATAATAACTTTGTTGAAGTTTGATTTGTCTCATTTATATCAACAATAAATGGACTTCTTGCAAATATTACTTTAGCCATTTTTAGTTATTTTCTAAAACATTAATTCTTGCAGTTAATTCTTGAATAGCTTTAATCATAACTGGTAAAAGATTTCCATATCTTGCTTCTAATTTTAATGGGTCTGTGTCAGAAACTAAATCTAAATTTTCACCTATTAAAGAATCGTTTTGTAATTCTAATAAATCTTGAGCAATAAACCCAGCGGATTTAAGTCCTGTTCTATTTCCGTCTCTTTGATTCCAAGTAAATGTAACGGGCTTTAATTTAGAAACAAAATCTAATCCCTCCGTTATTTCTACAATATCTGTTTTGTCTCTTTCGTCAGATAATGATGTTATAGATGTAACTTGACAACGCAAAGAAGTAATTGCTCCATTACCTAAAGTAACTTGATTTGATGCGCTACCTTGTGAACCATAACCGATACAAGTTACATTAGTAAGATCTGTAAAGTTTGAACCAGCTAAATATCCTAAAGCAGTATTGTCATTCAATAATGAATTTTGCAATGCTCCAGCACCTATGCCAGTATTATTTATTCCACTTACATTTTCTTTTAAAGAGTTTATACCATTAGCAGTATTTCCACTTCCTCCTTGATTTTTATTTAATGATGCAAATCCTACTGCAGTGTTAGCTGAACCAGTTGTGTTTGCAATTAAAGTAGTATTCCCAACAACTGTGTTTCCATTTATATTACCAGCACCTTTACCAACTCTAACTGAATTGAATGTTGAATCTGATGAAGTTTCAATAGTAATATCCAAACTTGAAGCGTTTGCATTTACTTTACCGAATGCTACATAAAGAGTATCTGCTGAATTGTCGTTTGGAGTTGTTCCTCTGTTTACTTGTGTTAATGCCATTTTTTTTTATTTGTTATTAAAATTTGATTTGATTAAATAATTCACTGTACTTTCTACATCCAAAGCAAAAGCATCTGTAATAACTTTTGACAATTGACTTATATTTTTTGTTACGGCTTTTTCTAAAAACTTGTTCGGCTCTATACCCTGATGGTAAACTGATTCACGAACTGCATACGGGCTCAAACCTCTTTTGTTTGACCATTCTATAAAATGCTTAACTGATGGCTTAATTCCCTCTTTAAATGAGTAAGGCGAGCCTTTGCCTTTTTGTTTCCATAACTTACCCTTGTTGTTTGTTCTTTTGAAAGCGGATGTTTGTTTTCTTACACCACCAACTCCCCGAACTCCTTTATCTACAAAAGCACCATATTTACTCATCACCAAATTTATCTGTATCGAGTTTTTAGAAACCTTTGCACCCTGACTAACGATACTATTTTTCAATTGTCCCGTGTCTACCTTGCCCGTACTTTCTAAATTGGCTTTTGCATCTTTAACGATATTATTCGTAAAGTCGTCAAGTGCTTGTTTTAGATTGTCAATCTTTAACATTTGTTAATATCGTTTGCAACTGTTATGTTAATTGTAGTTGTGAACCCAGCTAACATATTTTCAAATTCCTTATTTATGAATTCACTTTGTGGATCACCGTCTAATTCCATTGTATCGTAACTGATTGTGCTTTCTCTCAATCTGGCTACTAAACGATTAATTACGTATAACTGATTTGTCCAAATGTAGATTAGATTGTCATTTCCGTATACTTCATTTGCAGGCTCTTCTTTGCTGATGTCTACTATATCTACATTTACAATAGTTAATTGAAACGTAAGTGAATTTTCGCTATGGGTTACGCTGTCCATTGTGATATTAGCCAAAGGGAATATTGTCATCTTTGCTAAATCTAATTCTGTTAACTCTCCGAGCGTTACCTTATTACAAAATGGGTTTGCTTCCAATTCGTTTTTCATCGCTTCAATCACCCTATATATCGCTTCTACCCCTCTTAAATTATCTGCCATTTCGTCTTTGTATTTTTTTTAGTTCTTCAGCTTCTTTTTTTCTTTTGTCTATTTTGTAACATAAATTATTCAAACAAGCGTGCATATTTAGCTGTGTAATCGCTTCATATTTAGTAAGGTCTCCTCCAGCAAGCTCGTCAATTGTTGAATACCAATTCCAGTTTTGGTCAAATTCAGTTGACTCTGAAATGTCTCCGCTTCCTGATCCAAATACTTGATAATAGATTCCAGCAAGTCCGTTCCTAAATTCCAAAAAAAAACCATCGAACCTATAACCGCACTCAAAGGCATTTGTCTTAAATCTTTGTGGTACTTATCGCCCTCGTACTTTTCAATATTATACATACCGTTTTTAATTTCATTCTTTATAGGTCTGTAAAGAACTCCCATAGCTATATGCATATTAGACCACTCGGATATATTACCATTCAAGTCTAATAGTTCCCCGTAGGTCATTCTATCTAATTCTGGAAGCCATCCAAATTTTATCCCGTTAACTGTAAACTTTTGCACCAACTCGGGTTGTGATTCCAAAATAGCATCCAATATATTTGAAATTTTGTCGACTGATTCATATTCTAAACTTAAGACCTGCTCCCGGGATAGCTTGCAAAAAATCTCTATCTTTTTAATTTTTAAATAGTCCTCTGCATCTGGTAGATTCTTTCGGCTTTCTATTTCCTGATTGTACTCTTGGTATTGGATTAGTGTAATATCGTCTAACGAACTTGGAATTGTTAACTTCATATAGTTGTTTATTTTAGATATAACGTTAGATATTTAATTTTACGATAAAATATAAGCACAAAAAAAAACACCTCGTTAGAAGTGTTTAAAATAAGTTGTCCCGATTTCAGTTGAACGTTTCCGTTTCCTCCTTTTCTCCAACGTCTCACGATAGTTGGCAACTTTTTTTTGTTTTTATTCTTTATTAAAACAGTCAAGCAAATTGATAATGTCTAAATTTTTATTATTGTATCGGCAAATATAAGAAGCATCGTTTACGGATAGATTTAAAGGGCTACCTATTTCTTGCTCTAGTGCTCTTTTCAAACTTGCAATTAAATTTGGATATTGTTCTGCATCTGCATTCATTGCTTGTAATACTTCTGGCTTTAATCTTTGTAGTAAGTTCATAATTTTAGGCTTTAAAGTTTATCATTGTTTTCATTACTATTTTCAAAGTATCAATAGCCATTGTATTTGAGTTTACTAATGAATATCCCATATTTACAAATTCATCTTTTAATATTGAAGCACAAATAAAGATTGTGTTTGGATTATTGTCAGTGGCAATTTTTTCTGCGATTAAAAAAAGTAAGTCTTTCATATTGCTATTTGTTAAAGTGAAAATAAATAGTCGTA